CTAAAGGTATAGAATTTTTAAATTCTCTTTTTGGTTCTGCAAATTGGATTCAAACTTCATATAATGGAAACTTTAGAAAACAATATGCAGGGATTGGTTTTTCTTATGACTCTGCAAGAGATGCTTTTATACCGCCTAAACCTTTTGATAGTTGGATATTAAATTCTGATACGTGTTTATGGGAAGCTCCCGTAACATATCCAGATGATGGCCAACAATATGTATGGAATGAAGAAACTCAACAATGGGATCTAAAAAATAATTAATAAAATAAAAAAATGGCTTTAACTAAAGTAACAAGTAACGTACTAAACGATGATGCTGTAACAACTTCAAAAATAGTTGCGGATGCTGTAACAGCTGCTAAATTAGCGGATGATGCGGTAGTAACTGCTAATATAGTTGATGTTAATGTAACTACAGCTAAACTAGCTAATGATAGTGTGACTAGTGCTAAAGCGGGTAATGAATTTACTACAGCAGCAGCTTTAACAATGGCTTCTCCTGTAGTGTTAGATTATACCGCAGCACAAGTATTTACATTAACGCCTAATGCTAATATGACTATAAATATTACTAACCCCGTAATTGGTGTTACTAAAGCAATAGTTATAACAGGCTCTGGTGGTAGCAGAACTTTAGCTTTTAATGTTGGAGGAGCTTCCGGTACATTTAATAAAATATCAGGAGATTACGATGATACTTCTTCTAAGAAAAACTTTGTACAAGTAACTTGCGTAGGCGCAACAGAATTTTGGTACACAATTTCACAAATAGCATCATAATATGTTTGGACAATCATTACTTTCTGGGGCTTTTGGATCGGCGTTAGGGACGGAAGGTAATCCGGCCGCCTCAGGTATAGCTTTATATAATGCCGGGATAACAACATCGGGCAATTACTGGATAAACGGAGGTTCGGGCGCTTATGAAGCATATATAAAAATGGATGCTGGGGGTGGTTGGATAAATGTTAATCTTAGTAATTCGGTATATAGCACTCTTTTATCTGGTGGGCACGGTACTGGTGGTAGTAATATGGCAGCAGGCGGTGGCAGTGGCACAGCACTACTAAACGCTAATAACGCTACGCATGCACAGGCAAATAGTTATGGCTGTGGTGGAGATTCCCAAAAAAGTTATCTTGATTTAAATTCTACTTTTGTTAGTGATTTTAGTATAACGAAAGTTAGAATAGTAGTTTTATATGTTAGTGATAGTGGGAGTGTTGTTTGTGGGCCTTATTGGACAAGCACAACGAGTAGCAGAACTCAGCTACAGGGTACATCAACTCAATTAAATGGAGCATGTAGTAACTACCCTAATAGGTACTCTGATCAGGTAGGCACTAACTTTACTGTAGAATTCCACGGTACACTAAATACTACTACAAGGCTATTCCAACAATTTACCGCATGTGCTGGTAGTTACACAAGTCAATTGAAAGAAGTTTACGTAAAATGATAAAAGAACACAACATAGCAGGAAATAAAATATTTACTTTAGACAATAAAGATAATGTATTAATAGAAAAATTGTTACAAAATAATTATAGTGTGCATGATTATTATATGGACATATATAATTCTAATAATTTTAATTCTTTTTATACACCCCTTGAAATGGATCCTAAAAGTAAAGGGCCTGGGTATCAAAATGATTTAAGAAACAGAGGGCTACATCTTGAATGGGAAGAATATATCTGTACTCCTTTCAATGAGCACATTAATAAAGAGGGGATAGAGGGGAAAGACTTATTTCTTTTTGAATCTTGGTATCTTTATCAGCCAAATGAAGACTGGATTGATAATCCTCCTCATCAGCATCAAACTGCTAATTATGTAGCAGTGACTTATTTAGAATTATCAGAAGGTGATCATATAATATTTTATGATACTGAGAATAACCCTGAAAGTTATTATCCAAAGTTAGGAGAAACTGTATTTTTTGGAGGTGATATTATGCATAAACCTGGAGAATCTTCAGGCGAAAAAAGAGTTTCATTAAATGGTAATTTAACTTACCTAGAGCGAAAAACGTAAAAAATGAAAAACCATAAAGGACTAGGAGATACAGTAGCAGCACTTACAGGATTAGTTGGTATAAAAAAAACAGAAGGTTGTGGTTGTCAAAAAAGACAAGAATGGTTAAATAAAAAAATACCTTATAATACCAAAATAAATAACAGTAATAAAATTATATCCTAATAATACAAGTTATGGATTCAACAATTTTAAAAGGATTATTAATTGGAGGGATATTTCTTATAATAATAATAATATATGTAATAAAAGAACTAAGGTAATTATATTCAATAAGTTAAATAAATTAAATAAAATTAAATAAAATGAGCAAAAAAATAAATAAAGAAGAATTAAAAGAAGTACAAGATCTTAATTCTAAAATAAATTCAATAACAACAAGTATAGGTGTTCTTGAATATCAAAAAGCAATTTTAATGGGCCAATTAGTTGATGTAAATAACGAAATGGAGGTTAAAAAGAAACAACTACAAAAAGAATATGGGGATGTTTCTATAGATATTAAAGATGGGTCTATAAAAAATAGTAAAAATGAATCTAATACGTAAGATAAGCATTGGAAGAGATTATAAAAACGATGCAATGCATTATGCTGTAGGGCAAGAAGTTTTTGGGGGACATAAAATTTCTCAAATAATGGAAGATAGTGGAGAGTATAAAATATTTATTGAAAAAAATAATGAAATTCTTCCTTGGAAACATTTTAATAAAAACATGGCAGTTGCAGTAGAATTTAATCTAGACTATTAATGAAAAATATTCATTGTTATATTATAAAGCCAATTAATGGTAGATATAATAACAAGATTAAGATACAAGACAAAGAATTAATATTAAATACATCAATAGAAGATCACAAATTTGTTAATAGATTTGGAGAGGTTATTGCAACCCCTATGATTGATAATATTAATAATATAAATGTTGGAGACGAAGTAATTATTCATCATAATATTTTTAGGAGATATTATAATGTTAGGGGAGAGGAAAAAAATAGTAAGAGTTATTTTAAAGAAGATTTATACTTTTGCTATTATGATCAAATATTTTTATATAAGAATAAAAATGATTGGATGCCTACGGACGGATTTTGCTTTGTAAAACCAATAAAAAATAAAAATAAGTACACTACAGATAAAGAAAAGCCTCTAATAGGCGTTTTAAAGTACTTAGGGGATGATTTAAGGAGCTTTGGACTTAAAGCTAATGATTTAATAGGTTTTACTCCAAATAGTGAGTATGAGTTTGTTATTGGAGACCAAAGACTTTATAGAGTGCCTATAAATTCAATTTCAATTAAATATGAACATAAAAAAGATGAAGTCGAATATAATCCAAGCTGGGTATAAAGCAGTAGAGGAATTAATAAAAGTAGCAGAAGAAGAAATTATTGTTGAAGACAAAGATGATGAATTAGCTGCAGATAGATTAAAAAATGCTGCTGCTACAAAAAAATTAGCAATATTTGATGCATTTGAAATATTATCTCGTATTGAAAATGAAAAAAATTTGATGGAGGATAAGCCTGTAGAAAATAAGCAAGCTTTTAGTGGGTTTGCTGAAAAAAGATCTAAATAATGTACGAGCAAAATCTTGTAAAAACAATTACCCCAATTAGACAAAATATTATAAAGAGGCTTAATAAACAAAAAAAATGGGAATACGGGTATAATAAAGAGCATGATATTATTGTTATTAGCAAAACTGGTCAAATTGGAGAAATAGTAGAAATTCAAAATTTACCAGTTGCACTTCCACTTGCCCCTAAAAATATAGTTAATACAAATAATAAATGGGTACCAAAAGAACACCCAAAAGAATTAGATAGAATACGAACTATTTTTGATTGGGAAGGTTATCCGGAAACTTTTAAAAATAAATGGTATGATTATATTAATGATGAGTTTAAAAAACGTGAAGAAGGTTTTTGGTTTTATAATAAAGGCGTTCCTACTTATATCACTGGTTCTCACTATATGTACTTGCAGTGGACCAAGATTGATGTTGGGAAGCCAGACTTTCGAGAAGCAAACAGACTTTTCTTTATTTTTTGGGAAGCGTGTAAATCCGATATTAGGTGTTACGGAATGTGCTACCTTAAGAATCGTAGATCGGGATTTTCTTTCATGGCATCATCAGAACTGGTACACCAGGCCACTATATCCTCTGATTCACGATATGGAATATTATCTAAAACTGGAGCTGATGCGAAGAAAATGTTTACTGACAAAGTGGTACCAATATCAGTTAACTATCCCTTCTTTTTCAAACCGATCCAGGACGGTATGGACCGCCCCAAGACGGAACTCGCGTATAGAGTCCCTGCCTCGAAACTTACCAGAAAGAAATTGGAAACTAGTACAGCCCTTGAAAAGGAACTCCAGGGGTTGGATACAACCATCGATTGGAAGAACACCGGGGACAACTCCTACGATGGGGAGAAGTTACAACTCCTTGCCCACGACGAATCCGGCAAATGGGAGAGGCCCGACAACATCCTCAACAACTGGCGGGTTACGAAAACGACGTTAAGATTAGGAAGAAAAATAATTGGAAAGTGTATGATGGGGTCTACTTCTAATGCACTTGATAAAGGAGGCGATAATTTTAAAAAACTATATAATGATTCAGACGTCACAAAAAGAAATCGTAATGGACAAACTAGCACGGGACTATATAGTTTGTTCGTACCTATGGAATGGAATTACGAAGGATACATTGATTCTTATGGACACCCTGTCTTTAATACGCCGGAAAAACCGACGCTTGGAAACGATGAAGAATTTATTGACACCGGGGTTATAGAGTTTTGGGAAAATGAAGTTGAGGGATTAAAACACGATTCTGATGGTTTAAATGAATATTATAGACAATTCCCAAGAACAGAAGAGCACGCATTTAGGGATGAGGCTAATAATAGCATATTCAATTTAACAAAAATATATGAACAAATAGATTGGAATGAAGATCTTATTAGAAAAGGAATAATAACAAAAGGTTCTTTTGTTTGGGAGAATGGAATAAAAGACACAAGGGTTATTTTTCATCCATCTCAGAACGGTAGATTTTTAATTGCATGGACACCTGAATCTGCTTTACAAAATAATATTATAGTAAAAAATGGTATAAGGTATCCAGGTAATGAGCATATGGGTGCTTTTGGATGTGACTCATATGATATATCAGGTACTACTGACGGTATTGGCTCTAAAGGGGCTTTACACGGATTAACAAAATTCTCTATGGAGAATGTTCCACCAAATACATTCTTTTTAGAATATATAGCTAGACCACAAACAGCTGAAATATTTTTTGAAGATGTCTTAATGGCTTTAGCTTATTATGCAATGCCAATTTTAGCTGAGAATAATAAACCTAGATTATTATATTATTTAAAGAGGAGAGGGTATAGAGGGTTCTCAATGAATCGCCCTGATAAGTTAAGTAATAAATTATCTGTTACAGAAAAAGAAATTGGAGGAATACCAAATACATCAGAAGATGTAAAACAAGCCCACGCAGCTGCAATAGAGACATATATAGAAAAGCATGTTGGCCTACAAAATGATGGAGCTGGAAATATATATTTCAATAAAACACTTAATGATTGGGCAAGATTCGATATAAATAAAAGAACAAAATATGATGCTTCGATTAGTTCCGGTTTAGCCATTATGGCTTGCAATAGACATTTATATCACCCTAGACCAAAATATGAAAAACCCACATTAGATCTTAAAATTTCAAAATTTAACAATAAAGGAGTGCATTCGCAAATAATTAGATAGCATGGCAGAAACAATATTAAAAAGTTCTTTTCCTAGTCAAATAGCTAGTGACCAAGAAAAAGCGAGTCAAGAATACGGTTTGAAAGTAGCTCGTGCTATTGAGCATGAGTGGTTCAAAAGAGATTCTGGATCAACTAGATTTTATTCTAATAGGGATGAATATCATAGATTAAGATTATACGCAAGAGGCGAACAATCTGTAAAAAAATATAAAGATGAATTATCTATAAATGGAGATTTATCTTATTTAAATTTAGACTGGAAGCCTGTTCCTATTATTCCTAAATTTGTAGATATAGTAGTTAATGGCATGTCAGATAGGCTTTATGATATTAAAGCATTTTCGCAAGACCCTTCATCAGTAGCAGAAAGAACTCAATATGTAGAATCTCTATTAAGAGATATGGCAATAAAAGACTTTGCTGGAAATATACAAAATACCTTAGGTGTTAATACACTAGCTAATGATCCTGATGCAATTCCAGATACCCCAGAAGATCTCGCTCTTCACATGCAATTAGATTATAAACAATCTGTGGAAATAGCTGAAGAACAAGCTATTAATTATATTTTTGAAGATAATAATTTTGATTTAACTAAAAAAAGAATAAATTATGATCTTACTGTCTTAGGTATTGGATGTGTAAAAAATACTTTTACTACAACACAAGGTATTAAAATAGAATATTGTGATCCAGCAAATATGGTTTATTCTTATACAGATTCACCTTATTTTGATGATATTTATTATGTTGGGGAAGTTAAAAGTGTTAATATAAATGATTTGATGCAGGAGTTTCCTTACATGACCAAAGATGAATTAAAGGAAATTTCGCAGCAAGGCGTGCAAACC